CTTTCGAGAACGAGTAAGTGACACCTTTGGATGCCTTTCACTCAGCTGGTTAGCCAGCGTGGGAGTTATCCGACACGCGAGGGCTTCGACCCCGGCGGGAGACCGCCGGATGTCGAGTCCTTGGTCCACCGTCCCGATTTCTGGGGCGGCGGATTTGGAGACTCTGAGAGATTGAACTCTCAGAGGAACCTTTTTCTCGACCCCCTCCCGAAAGGGGAGTGGTTGAGAGACTTGCCAAAACATGACATGATGAGAATCCTCTGTTCACTTTGGCCGGTTAAGAAGGGTCTGATGCTCGAGAGAGCATCGGGACTCAGTTCGGATCAAACGTTCCGATGGGCTCGTCGCGCCAGTGCTTCCACTGATGCAATCGTCGCTGGTCTCCTTGTTAATGACATAGAGACTATTGGCGGTTGGGATGTGGTCGATCAGGCGCGTCGCTCGTTGTTAGCGAACTTTCTGAACGATCATGACGGATTCACAATGACCTGGAAGGTCTACTGTTCCGCTGTGAAAAGGTCTGTTCTCGTCGGAGAACGACCTCCTGTGCCTCCGAGAGCGATCTCGTGGGCAAAGAAGCTGAAGATACTCTACGGTGAGGGGTCTCTAAAGCTAACTGGATCGCAGAGGCTGATAGCCTTTGTGTTCTCCATCTTCTCCGGTCGAGCGACTAGCCCGGCAGGGAAGAAAATAGTTGAGAAGTCTCTCCAGAAATGGAAAGATCTCTTGTCGAGCGTCCCCGAGAGGAAGAAGCTCGCGACGGTGAGATGTCCTGAAAACGATATCAAGCCGTCTAACAAATGTGTGATCCGCCCGACGATAGTCGAGACCGGGTCATTTGAAACCTCCGTTTCGAACGGAGGCAAGGCCACGGAACAGCGAAGGCTGGTCCGTGACCTCCTCTCTAAAGGAGGAGTGCTCGCAAACCTGGAAACAGGCGAGCGAACCGAATTCAATCCACTTGACTTCAAAGGTCAGCTGGATGACTGGATCGAGGTGGAGTTAGATCACACCGTCGATTATCCTGATCTGTGGAGAGGAATCTCCCCAGACACATTCTTGGGAGTGAGAATTTCCAAGAATAAGATGATGATCCCGTGGATTCAAAGAATTCCATGGGGTGAGATCCTGGTTAGGTATTATCTAGCACAGGATACGAATTTTGACCGTATAAGAGTTTGCACGGTCAAGGAACCAGGTAAGGCGAGAGTCATTACCTGTCCAGAAACGGGGTTTCACACGATATTCTCGTGTGTCACTCACTCTCTCTCTGAGCTACTCGCTCAGAAGAGTGAACTTCTGTGTGGCCTGACGGCCAGCAGAAACGGGTGGGAGTTCTACAAATCCATGGAGAACTTCTTCAGCGGTCGTGATGGGAACATGTACGACCGCGTATTCGTCTGCTCCGACATGGAGCAGGCGACTGATCATCCACCTTTCGAGGTGGCAATCGACGCCCTGGCATGGCTGCTGGGATCGATAAATTGTCCTAAGTTTCTCCAAAAGAGGATACTAGGAATGATAGGGCCGAGACGAGTGTTCGATGAGAACGGTCTCGACCAAGAATGGTCCACCAAGAGGGGAATCCTCATGGGGGACCCTTGCACTAAGCACATTCTTACGATTGTGCATTACGTGTGTGTCCTCAAGTCATCTTGGATGCTAAGAGGAGAGAAGATCTATTTCCGTGTAAACGGAGATGACTTCATAGGCCTGCTCCCCAAATCGGGGAGTAAGGCCTTCTTTGCGATGTACAAAAGCAACATCGCAGAGTTTGGGGCGAAGCTGTCCGACGTGGACACCTTCGTCAGCCCCTTCGCAGGAACCTACTGCGAGGAGGTGATTACAAGGATCAGATCCCACAAAGATCTGTACTCCCGAGTCATATATCAGGAGGAGAAGGAATTCCCCTACCTAGATAATTTGCGACCGTTGTTGTTTAACACGATCGTAGAGTCCGATAGCCCACATGTGGGTTTACTCGGAAGGGCCGCTGCTCTCTCACGGGAGCTCGGCTATCAGTTTGGTAGTGCCTCCTGGAAGGGACAGCGCTATCGGAGAGGAGTCGCATTTCAGTATGCGCTCTTCGGAAGACGAGTTCGGAATGAGTGGGTGAATCACCCACTTGGTCACGAATCGTTCATGTTCCTACCGGGCTTTCGACAACCCAGTTGGAATTGGGAGCACCACTACATTTATCAATGCGTGGTGACTCAATGGGGCTGGGATGGGAGAGAATTCCATCCTAGAATCTTCAACCCGGGAGATATCTCGAGGATTAGAAGAAGAAACGACATAGGTCTCACGACCTTATCGAGAACTACTACTCCGCCAGGGATGGCGGAGTATGAAGTGAAGGTCCCGGCAGATGTTCTCGCCTGGACCTCCCTGATAGAGATCCCGACCACCCTGGTTAGGGAGAAGGATCTTGTTCAGGAACTGGGAAAGAGGTTGAAAAGCCTCGATCTGTTATTTCCAGATGACCTTCTCGTGAGAGAAGAGTTCATCACAAAGACGACGACTGACCTCAGGTCAGTTGTACGCCTCAATACCGATCTGGTCATGGACCTGAATTGGTATGATATATACAGGGCCTTCAAGATGGCATTCGAGAAGGCTGGCAAAATCTATTTCCGTGAGGCACTGGATTTTAAAGTTTTCCCCCTGACTGGGGGTCATGTACCGTTGAATGTGAATTCAATGGCGCATTATCAGATCAAGGAGACAATAAAGTGGATCCTTGGTGTAGACAGAGGGGTTCGATTTGGCGTCGAAGCCTACGACACCCTCTTGATTCTCATGGCCCGTTGTAGAAGGGACCTTGACGAGAGGCTCATAGTCGGTACGAACGACTTGAAGCTGAAGAGCAGGTTGATGAGAATCAACCCAAATCTTGATATCAGGCCAGTCAGAAGTGACTGGCTGACTGTCGGGTATAACGCCATCGACGGTGGTTCTCTGAGGGAGTTCCACTGGGCGTTTGCCGACTTCTCCCGAGACAGCCTGTATAAGGCAGGTCTCGAGGAATTGATTGACCCTCTCGCGAGGGCCAATCCAGAGAAGTTGACTATTTTCAGGTCACTTCTCATCGACAACTCTCCCCTCCGCGAGGACGAGAGAGATCTTGACAGCACAATGTTTGATCGATCACTTCGATAGGCGTTGACGCTTAGCAGACGAAAGTCCGCGCATCTCCACATTGCACCGAAAGGTGGGCGAAGGCCAATACTGG